GTTCAGATTTTCAATCTGAGCATCTGAAAAGCTGTTGATGGCCTCCGATAGCTTGAACGCTTCCTGGGAGCTGTAGGAAAGTTCTGCAGCGTTCACCGCTTGAGCAAACGCTTTGCAGATCCTTGTGTTTGGGACTGTCATTCGAACAATGCACGCCAAAGCGCGTTAACGATGTGGTCTCTTACTGGTTCGTTCTCCGTGTCCCTCACCGTTAACCGGCAAGTTTCGGAAAACTGCGGTGAGCGATGCGCCAGAACAATTTGCTCTGGCGTCATGCGCATCACCGTCCGTTCAAAGGAAAGACGGAGCCTGTCAGGCATGGATTAACTCTCGAGATGGAATTTCGATGTGTTCGGCAAGTTCCCGCCAGTTCACATCGTCAACCGCTGACTGCAATAGGTCTGTCAACAGTCCGCAGGAAATGTCTTCCTGGGACGTTAGCTCTTCTATAAAATCCTTAAAAACGGATTCAATAGAGTGCAGGTCCCATTCCTCACAGTCAGAGTCGTTAATCCATGCTTGGACATCGTTACCCAGCCAGAGGTTAACTAGCCAAGTGCTGTGATTAGTCCAGCCATTGTACTTGTCGCGATCCATAAGAAAAAACCCGGCTTAATTGCCGGGTGATTAACTGCATCAGAAAAGGATTATCCAGGCTGAAAGGATAACAACAGCGAGCACTAGGACTCGCTGCTGATCCCTAAGCTTGGCAATCTCCACCGCTTGACCATCGGTCAGCTCGAGCGCTGATCCAATGATTTCATCTTTGCTGGAACGTTCAGTAATCACCACGCTGCGACCCTCACCACGTTGCGAGATTGTGCCCCGCTGTGCTGGTTCGGTGTCTCAGCAAGCGATTGAACGCCCATAAAAGCCAAGCATCCCACTGACGCATAAAGCGCCAGACAACTAAAAAAGGTTCTCATTGGAACTCTCATAGGTTGGTTTTCGTTTGTATTGGCTGCAGCCGTTGAAAATCGCCGATTCAGGGCAGTTTGCAGACTCGAGCGGAAGGGCTGAATCTGGAAACGTTGCAGAAGCGGGAATTTGCTGCAAGCCTCTTCAGTTGTCGAGTTGCGACCCTTGCGAGTCACCTAGAAGACCAGGCGGTGTGCGGCCACTTGTTCTCCTATCCGATATTGTACCAAATTTTTGGGCAAATTGCCAGCCTGGAAAATTCAAGGCTAGGAGATCAGGCAGGATGAGTGCTCGAAGGAGCGACGGGGGGAGGGGTTGCAAATCAGTACGCCTGTATCACTTCCCGGGGAACCTGCATATATATCTGCTGATAAGCGATTGCATGAAAAAAGCGCCTGCTTGCGGGCAGACGCTTGAGTGACGGGGGTGGGGGTTGAGTTTTTAGAGGCGGTCTTCGATCTGAATTTTCAAATCGGGAGCCTGAATATTGATGGTTTCGGTGGATTCACCGATGACGCGACCAATGCCATCAAGGACTTGGGCAGCAGTTTGCAGCTGACCCTTCTTCAAGGCTTGATAGAAGAGCTTGGTGCGCATGTGCTGGAGACGCGAAAGCATGTTTTCGCGATCACGCTTCCAGTCTTCATCACTCCACGCTTGAACAGCTTTCCAATCAGTCCATGCAGTCCGTTCGGAGACGCCTTCACGTTCAGCGTGTTGGTAGACGAGTGCTCGAGCGGAGAGCCCATCAAGCTGTCTGAGGTACAGACGACGGCGACGCTGTTCGATCTCCACGTCTGAGTTCCGAGGACCACCAAAACGGCGTTTAGGCGCTTCCTGCTGCTCTTCAGACACGATGTTTACTGCGACCTGCTACACCAGATAATACCCTTTGGAGCGTGTTATAGGCGGGGGTGGGGGTCAAAAAGCTGTGTAAGGTGTGCGGCATGGCAGTACAAACCGAACCACTGAGCTTGCGTTGGTCGCAAGGGCAAGTTTTTCAGAGCGATAAGCGATTCCGCGTGTTAGTGGCGGGTCGACGCTTCGGGAAGTCATATCTGGCTTGTATTGAGCTTCTTCGTGGAGCGATCAACCGTCCTGGCGAGACGTTTTTTTATTGTGCTCCGACGTATCGGATGGCGAAGGATATTGCTTGGCGTGCGTTGAAGAAGTTGGTGCCGAAGGTTTGGATCAAGAGTAAAAACGAGACCGATTTGAAGATCGAGTTGGTCAATGGCTCATTGATTGAGTTGAAGGGTACTGAAAACGCAATGGCGTTGAGGGGTCGCAGCTTGTCCGGTGTGGTGCTGGACGAAGCAGCGTTTATGGATTCGGAGGTCTGGTTCGAGGTTATTCGACCTGCTCTGGCGGATAAGCAGGGGTGGGCGCTATTTATTTCGACGCCTGACGGCACTGCTAGCTGGTTTTACGACCTGTGGTGTTACGTACCAGAGGATAAGACGAATGACTGGCAGCGGTGGAGCTATACGACGATCGAGGGGGGCAATGTTGCGAAGGAAGAGGTTGAAGCGGCGCGGGCGCAGCTAGACGCGAGGACTTTTAGGCAGGAATTCGAGGCGAGTTTCGAGAACTTGAGTGGTTTGGTGGCGGTCAGCTTTAGTGACGCCAATATCAGCACTGAGGCAGCCGACATCAACGTTTTACCGCTGTTGTTGGGGGTGGACTTCAACGTTGATCCGATGTCGGGCATTTGCGCGGTCAAAAAGGATGACACGCTTTACGTGTTTGACGAAATCATGTTGCGTGGTGGAGCGACCACATGGGATTTTGCGGATGAGGTGACCAGACGATATGGCGTTGACCGGAGGGTGATTGCTTGTCCTGACCCGACGGGTGGCGCTCGCAAGACGAGTGGCGTTGGGATGACGGACCACTCAATTTTGCGAAGGACAGGTTTCACTGTGCAAACCCCACGCGCACCATGGAAGGTGCGGGATAAGATCACGGCAGTTAATACAGCACTGCTTGATGCTTCTGGTGCGCGACGGACGTTGATCCATCCGCGTTGTAAGGAGTTGATCAAGGCATTGCGTACATTAACTTACGCTTCAGGGACTGGTCTCCCGAACAAAAACCTAGGCGTGGACCACGCTTTCGACGCCTTCGGTTATCTTGTCTTGCAGCAATTTAACCTTGCGAAGCCAGAAACTCTGGGGCAAACGTCATATCGTCTCTATTGAAATCTGATGCCTTGTCAAACACTCAGGTACTCATTATGTGCCTGCCCGGAATGTTTTAGCGGGGAGATTCGTGTTTTTGGGACGTATTACACCGATGATGGTCGTATTGTGAGACAGCGCAGGTGCCTTGAGTGTAAGGCGAAGTGGAACACAGTGCAGGAGTTGGAGACGGTGTTGCCGCCAACAGTGAAGCTGGTGACCCCAAGTTGGCGTGACGAAGAGGGGAAAATGAAGATTGTGCAGCTGGTTGATGTCGCTGCATCTGCCTAAACTGGGAGCAAGACCCCGATTTACCCGTCATGCCTGGTCATTACGGCGACGAAAAGAGAAAGAAGAAGAAAAAGCCCGGTCTTTACGCCAATATCAACGCCAAACGCAAGCGCATTGAAGCCGGTAGCGGCGAAAAAATGCGCAAACCGGGCTCAAAAGGCGCTCCAACTGCAAAAGCCTTTAAGCGGGCTGCTAAAACTGCTAAAAAGAGGAAAAAGTAATGGCTACCACCGTCAAGCGCTTCGCCAACACGGTCGAGCACCACGAATCCACCGCACTTACGTCTGCGGACGATGCATTCGAGGTGTCCTGCCACTCCGACAACTACACCTTTTTACTCAAATCCACTGGCGCGGCGTCGTTTGTTGTCGCGCTTGAAATGTCCGCTGCTGGTGCAGCGAGCGATTATTTCGCAATTGACAGCAACAAGACCATCAGCGCCGCAGGCAACTACGATTTTTCCTATACGGGCATCCCTGCAGGTAGGGTCCGCTGTCGCATCGTGTCCGTCACCTCTGGCACACCGGATCTTGAGCCTCAAATTGTCGTCCGATACCCGTAAAAACGATGGCCGTTACTATTGCTCGCGGCACCAATCTGGTCGAGCACCACGAATCAACGCCTTTGACGGCAGTTGATGATGCTTTTGAAGTTCACGCTGATAGCAGCGAGTTCTGCTTTGCAGCCGTAGTCACTGGTGGAGCTAACTTCACGCTGGCCTTCGAGACTAACTTCAACGGCGGCAGCGAGTGGTTTGAGGTTGATACCAGCAAGACCATTAACACCAACGGTCAAAAGATCTGGTTTTACACCGGCAAGCCCGCTAATCGCATCCGAATGCGGATCTCGGCCATTTCTTCTGGTACGCCCAGTGTCATACCCCACATCGGAGTCGTTTATCACGGCTAACGACGATCCTCGTAACGAGGACGATTACGACACCTGGGAGTATGGCACTGAGCCAATCCCAGGTGATAACACTTGGTCTAAGCCTGAAAACAACGTGTTGCAACGCAACTAAAGAGTTAGACTTCAGGGTATAGACCCTTCCTATGTCTAGTCATGGCCATTCTTCGCGGCGAAGAAGGTTCTGTTCAGTTTGATGCCGCTGGCTCTGCCAACGCAACCATCGTTGGCACCCGGAGCTGGACGCTGAACATTACCAAAGACACTTTGGATGTCACCGATCACGGCGACACCTTCCGTGCATTTGTTGGCAGCCTGGTGTCTGGTTCCGGCACTGTTGAGCTGGTTTACGACCCTGATGCAACCGGCCAGTCTGGTTTCATCGAAGATGTCATCACTACTGGTGACACTGCAGACGCCACCTTTGAGTTGTTCACCACTGGTAGTACCAGCGGCTCTGACTCCATCAGCTTTGCTGGCATCATCACCAGCATGGATATTGCATCCACCGTGGGTGATCTTGTCGTTGCTACCTGCAACTTCGTGACCAGCGGTGCCATCACCAGCAACCTTGAATAAGGGTTAGCCCGATGGTGGAATATCGCGGCGAGCGTTTTGCTGGGTACAACAAACCCAAGCGCACACCGAACCACCCCACTAAATCCCATGCCGTTCTGGTTAAGGAAGGGGACAAGATTCGGTTAATCCGATTCGGGCAGCAGGGAGTCAGTGGCTCACCAAAGCGTGAAGGTGAAAGTGCAGCAGCAAAGCGCCGCCGCGAGTCCTTCAAGGCTCGCCATGCGGCGAACATTTCGCGTGGCAAATTTTCTCCGGCTTATTGGGCCAATCGCGTGAAATGGTGAAATGACCTACTCCGTCCCTGGCCTAGTCCGCACTCACCTCGTCAGCTCTTCCTACATGGGAAGCGTTGACAGTCCGTTCGTTCGAACACGAGCGGTGGTTGACCAGATGAAGGGCTGGGAAATCATGAAGGCGGTCACGCTAGGGACTGAGTATTTACGCGAAAACTGCGAGACCTTCCTCCCCCTCGAACCCCGCGAGGACTACCCCGCGTACCTGGCACGTGTCAACCGTGCTGTCTTTTCGCCTTATACCCAGCGCCTAATCCGCGCTGCTGCAGGTCTCATCCTGCGTAAACCCATCTCTCTGACTGGCGACTCCTACTGGACGGATGTATTCGCCAGGGATGTCGATGGTTGTGGCTCTGATTTAGACGAATACGCTCGTCGGCTGCTCACTTGTGCTCTTACCTACGGCCACTGTCACACACTCGTTGATTTTCCGGCTCCTTCGGATGCCAGAAGTCTTGCGGAAGAGCGTGCTCTTAATCGTCGGCCCTATTGGATTGAAATTGATCCGTCCGACGTTTATGGATGGCGTCTCGACCGTGAATCCAACTACGGACGACTGATCCAAGTCCGTATTGGCGAAAAAGCCGTCGTTCCAGACGGTGACTTCGGGGAGAAGGTCTATGACCAAATACGTGTTATTGAGCCTGGTCGTTATCGGATTTATCGCCAGGAGCAGCAACAGCAAGAGATGCAGGGAGGTTTTCCATACCCAACTGCGTTTGATCAGACGGATCCAAAGGCGAATTATGAGCTGATCGAACAAGGTCCGTACAGCCTGGACGAAATTCCGCTGGTCACGACCTACGCCAACAAGACCAGCACGATGACCAGCAAGCCACCGCTGCTGGACATTGCCTACCTCAACTTGGCTCACTTCCAACGCCAAGCTGACCTAATCCACAGCCTCCACATTGCCTCACAGCCCGTCCTGGTGCTCGAGGGCTGGGACGATCAGACCAAAGACATGGCCATCAGCGTCAACTACGCAATGGCGATGCAACCTGGCAATAAGGCGTATTACGTCGAGCCTGCATCCAGCGCATTTGAAGCGCAAAGCAACGAGATCCGCGAACTGCAGCAGCAGATGGCAACTCTCGGTATCAGCACCTTGAGCCAGCAAAAGTTCGTTGCTGAGTCGGCTGATGCTCGCCGTCTGGATCGTGTGGACACCAACTCGATGCTGTCGATGGTGTCGCTTGACCTTGAGCAGGGCTTGCAAAAGTCATTTGACCTTGCAGCCAACTATTTGGGCATGGAGCCGCCCCAAGTCAGCATCAGCCGCGACTTTGACCTGCACCGCCTCATTGGTCAGGATGTCACTGCTCTGTCTTCGCTCTTCAGCGAGAACATCATTGACCGCGATGAGTTCCGTCAGATGTTGGTCAACGGCGAGATCCTGCCAACTTCAACTGAATCGCAAGATCAGGCGCAACAGGTACAGTAGGCGTAAATCGCCGCTGTAAACATGGCCAAGTCCATGGACAAGGTTCTTCAACCTGACGGCTCCTATAAATGGGAGCTGGTTGAGATCAACGCTGCTTATTTGAAGCAGAGAGAAGCTAACGAAGCCGCATTTGCAGCAGGTTTGCCATTCCCTGGCACTGAGGAGCCTGTAAAAGAAGAAAAGCCTAAAACTACTCGTCGCAAGAAAGCTACTAAGGTGGACGAGCCAACTGAATCGGCATCTGAAGCCTGATTATGGAAGAACAAGTCATCCAGGAAACGCCCGTGGCGACTCCTGACCAGTCCGTGGCTGGCACTGTTGACATCAACGTTCCAGCAGTCGATAACTCCGCCGCTTTGCGTGCTGAGTACGAAGCTCAAATTGCAGCGCTCAAAAAGCAAGCCGCTGAGGCCGACGAGAAATTCCAAGGCATCAAAGGCAAGCTGGATGAGGTCTACAAAAAGCAGGACGATCAACGTCGCAAAACCCTTGAGGACCAAGGGCAGTGGAAGGACCTCTGGGAAGAGGCCAACAAAACTGCTCAGGAAAAGCAGCAGGAGATCACTGACCTTCAGCGTCAGCTAGAGGACCTGCGCGTTTCGAATGAGACGGCAGCGATGCGTACTGCTGCTCTAGCCTCGATTAGCCAAGCTGGTGCGATCAACGCTCAGCAGATGCTGCAACTTGTCCAATCCAACCTGAAAAAAGGCGATGACGGCTCCGTCAAAGTCCTTGATGGCGGGATTGAACAAGACCTTGGCGTTTACCTCGCCAAGCTGAAGAACCCTGGCTCAGGTTTCGAGCACCATTTCAAAGCGAGCAACCAAGCCGGTATGGGCGCTAAGCCCTCCACTGGTGCGGCGGCTGCAGCGGGAATGGCGAATCCCTGGGCAGAAGGTAGTATTAACATTACAAGGCAAATGTCCTTGGAAGTTACCGATCCCGAGCTTGCAGCTGTGCTCAAGCGAGAGGCAGGTAAATAAGTCCCCGTGGGACACCACTCAAGTCCGTGACTTGAACCACGTAAACATCATCACTGGAGTTTGAAATGGCCGCCCCATTTCAGAATTATTCCGGCGGTGTCCTTCTGGCGGACATCGTAAAAAGGAATAATCTCAGCACCTATGTGTCTGAGGCAATCAAAGAGCGCAGCGAGTTCATCAAGAGCGGCGCTGTTGTTCGTAACTCACTGCTGGATGCCCGCGAAGGCGGTACTCGCATCCAAGTGCCTGAGTTCAATCCGGTTGCACCTACCGAATCCATCATGGACGGTACGGCAACTTGGAACACCAACGGCTATCTGATTCCTCAGAAGGTCGGTACTGCCACCCAGATCGCAACCATCTGCCATCGCGGTTTCGCGTATGCCGTGGATGACGTTGCGGTTCTCGCAGCCGGTGAAGACCCCATGCTTCACATCCGCAACCAGCTGGCTGATGCCATCAACAAGCTGAACAGCGCTCGTCTGTATAACCAGCTTGCTGGTCTGTTCGGTACTGCTCTGTCCGGTCACTCTCTGGACAAAGCTGTTGGTGCAACTTCTGGTCAGGCTGAAGCCAACTTCCTGACTGCTGCCAACGTTGCTGAAGCTCGTTCCCTTCTGGGTGAGCGTGGTGACGAACTGGACATCCTGGTCGTCCACCCCTCGGTCGCTTACTACCTGTATCAGGTGGGCATGTTGACCTTCTCCACCTCTGCACTGTCTGCCGCTGGCGCAGTGACTTGGGGCGGTGGTGGCGTCGGTGTCGGCGCACGTGAAGTCGGTGAATTCGCCGGTATGCGCGTGATTGTTGACTCTCAGGTCAACACCGTCCGTCCTGGTACTGCTACTCACGTCAGTGAGTTCCGCTGCTATCTGCTGAAGTCCGGCACCATCCTCGAGGGTGTGCAGCAGGACCTCCGCGTTGAAGCTGACCGCAACATCCTGTCCAAGCAGGACGTGATCTCGGTGGATTATCACACCGCTTATCACGTGATGGGTACCAAGTGGACTAACGCCGCTGACAACCCGACCAACGCTCAGCTGGCTACCGCTGGCAACTGGAGTGCTACTTACGACATCGACCTGATCCCCGCAGTCGAGATGATCGTGAACACCCCGCTCGACACCACCGCTATCCCTTCCTGATAACGGTTCTGGGCCCTACCATTAGGTGGGGCCTTTCCTTATTTTTGCTATGGCTGCCACAATTAACGCCACACTGAAGAGTGCGACAGCCAATAGCTACGTGACCTTGGCTGAGGCCAATAGTTACTTTGAGACCGTCCCAAACAGCAGCACTTGGGACGACAAGACCGACGACCAGAAAAACCGTTCGCTGATCTCAGCAACCCGCTGGATCGACAGCTTGAATTTTTACGGTGAGCGTTGCGACGAGGAGCAAGCCCTGAAGTGGCCTCGTAACGATTATCACGTTGATCGAGTGGAGCTGACCTGTAGTGCCATTCCGACTGCGATTAAATACGCTACTTATGAGCTGGCACGTGCGTTAGCCAATGACACGGACTCGATTACAGGGACTACCGGCGATACGGGACTGTACGAAGCCGTCAAGCTCGGGGATATGGAGGTCAAGTACAACACCTCTAGTCAGGCTGTTGGAACTGTCAATAACGTATTCGACGTTTACCCTTGGCTTCAGTCTTATCTTGGCGCTTATTGCCTTGGAGGTAGCGGTAGCTATCAAGTACGTGTTGTGAGGGGCTGATCATGGCAGGCGCACTTGACTCACTGTTTAAGAACGCCGCCAAGGCGATCGTTGCTGACCTAGGCAAATCGCTTGATACGACGATCACCTACACCAGGAAAACAGCCCCGTCATATGACGTGGGCACTGGTGCGCTGACGACGACCGACACCAGTTACTCGAACATCAACGTTCCAGTTGAGTACGTCGTTTCTGACGAAGAGTCGGGCTATCAGGAAAACATTGCAAGGTTGTACGTTACGCCAGATTTAATTGGCGGTAATCAGCCGACTTTGCAGGACGAAATTTCTCTGACTTATCAAGGTGCTGCACGTGCTGCCAAGATTCAAGACATTAGAACTTACCGTGGGGGGCAGGAGTACCTGTTTGTCATCAGGGTGGTGTTCTAATGACTCTTGTTAATGCGCGTGCGGCATTCGAGGCAGCGATTAACACTGCGGTCACCGATGCGGACGAAGATGTTTCGGTGATTTTTGACAACGTTCCTTTTACGACGCCGGGCAAAACCAAGTCGTACGTGTTGGTTTCGATCACGTTTGACCAGGCGACGATCCAGAACCATGGCGCGGCAGTTGATTTTTATAGCGGCACGATCCAGTGCGGCATTTTTACGCCTAAAAACCGAGGCACTGCTGCTTCCGCTGCGATTGCTGAGTCTGTGATTGATGGTTTGACCTCTGTCAATGCTGCTGGGTACACCGATACCTACAGTGCATCTCCTCGCGTGCTTCAGATTGGTGGTCCGATTACGTTGAACCCTGAGGAGCAAAGCCATTTTGTGAGCACGGTGAATTGTCGTTTTACTGCTAGGGCGTAATGGCAAACCGTCCGATTTCACAGCTTGTCGACGATATTTCGGACTTCATCGAGAAGGGAAGAGCTGCTGCTGGTCCGAAGGTTGTAGTGAAGTTGCAGCAACAGGGACCTTGGTGGACTGGTGATTTTGGACGCCGCTGGAAAGTAAGTGCTGCCCCAGTTAAGCCAGTTGAGCTGCCTGAAAGCATGGTTCGCGACCCAATTCCGGCACCTCAGCAGCGTCCAAGTTCGTTTAACGAGCCAGCGGCTCTAACTGTTCCCATCAACAGCCCGCTGTACATCGGCAACTCAGTGTCGTATGCAGGATTTGCTGTGGGACGACCCGGATCAAGGCTTTATCGTCCGCCAAGTCAACGTGGAAAAACTCGCAAAGAGATGGTCAATTACAAGGAGCATCAAAAAGATGGCCGCAGGCTTACGTCGCTAAATCAGCGCCCTGACTGGTACGACGTTTACACAAGAAGCGAAAACGGCGGCTTATTGGATACCTTGGACGAAGCTTTTCAGCAGGCTCTACAACGGGTGCTATAGTCTGGTAGCTCAGGGATAAGGTTTCTGTGGAACGCGCAATCGACAAGCTGTGTAAGGCGTTTAGCGTTGAGCAACGCAGCAGCTATACGATTAAAAGCGGCGATGAAGTCATCCTGAAGCTGTTTTGGACTCCGCTGACCATCGCTGATCGCGATGCCATCAACAACACGCTTCAAGCGATGAAGCTAGGCGACACCGAAAACAGTCTGGATTTTGCGATCCAGATGATGATCGAAAAAGCTCAGGACGAAGCAGGTAAAAAGCTGTTTGCCGACGGTGATCGCGCAAAGATTCGTCGTCAGCTGCCGATGAGCATTGTTTTGGACATCATGTCCAAGATGCAGGACCTTGGCGAGGTGGAAGAACCGGAAGAGGTCAAAAGCTAGGCTCAAAAAGGATAACTACCTGCTTCTCCAGTTTTTTATTGCAGAAAAGCTGGGCATGACACTTGCTCAGCTTCGCTCAACAATGAGTACGGAGGAGCTGTACGCCTGGAGCGCGTACTGCGAAGTCAAGGCGGAACAAGAGGAAAAAGCGATGGAGAGATCTCGTCGCGAAGCTCAAATGCGTGGTGTGCGCTAGCCTGTAACCACTGCACGTAGGTCGGAAGTGGCTGGCGCTAAGTACGAAGTAAATATCGTTCTTAATGCTAAGGAGGCAGAAGCTCAGCTTCGGACCCTAGAGAAAAACATAAATACTTTTAGACAAAATGTCCTGAAAAAAACTTCGGGCGCGATTGATGCGTCTGTAAATAAAACAAAAGCGCAGGGCATTGCGTTGCGGCGTTTGGCGACGCAGATGAATGGTGTTGTCAATAAAACAGTAAAAACAATTGAACGAGTAAATAGACAGCAGTTAAAGCTTTTGCCTGATTCAAAAGCGTTAAATGCTGCTGCTAGAGGTATTCAGCGGCTAGAAAAAACTCAAACCAGCTTTGCTGAGCGTCAGGCCAAGGCGCAAGCAAGATCATTACGGAATGGCGAGCGAGAGCTTCAGCTTTCAGACCGACGCAATGCCGCTCTTAGAAGGCGCCAACAGCTTTTAACTAAGGCAGGTGCCACTGGAACGACAGCTCTCCCAACAAGTGGAGTTTTAGGTCCATCAGAAAAAATCGGTGTTCGCGAACAAGCAATCGAGCAACGATTCAGGATTGCTCGTCAAATTGACGCACTTGAAGCAAAGGGTGTAAATACTGCAAAATTGCGTGCCAGCCTTGGCAAGCTGACCACAGCAAACGCTCAACGTCAATTTGGCACTTTTAGACAGCTTTTAGCTCCGCTTTCACGTGCAGTGAAGCTCGAGCAAACCAAATTAAAACTACAAAAAGATCAAACTACTGAACTTAAAAAGCAGCAAGCAGGTGGGATCCGGCTGCGTCAAATTGCGGAGCGGTTTGGCCGTTTAAACCGGCGAATTAGTCGAATAGATCAACCTGCTGGACAGCTTGCGCTGCCTAGCTCAAGGATGCTGGGCGGAGACGCTCGAGGTCTTCAGCGTTTACAAGCAGTAGAGACCTCAGAGCAGCGTACTGCTCGATTTGCTGAGCGAACAGCAGCAGCAAAGAAACGTTCCGAAAAGAACGGCAAGGAAATCCTTAAGTCGTCGAAAGCCGAGGCACGAGTAGGTGAACGTAGGGCAAAAGCTGCTGAACGCGAAGCGGATGCAAAGCTTCGAACCAAGAGACGGCGTGGAAGACGAATTGCCGGTGACGTTGCGCTTGGCGCAGGCTTCCCGTTGTTATTTGGCGGTGGACCTGGAGCGGTCCTTGGTGGCGCATTAGGTGGTCTAACTGGTGGCGGTCTTGCTGCTCAGATCGGGTTCAGCGCACTTGGTCAACTTCTCGACAAGCTTGGCGCGAGTGCGATCAACCTTGGCAAAGCACTTAGCGATGTCAATCCTGACGTTGGACGCCTTGCTGAAGCAGCAGGTTTTGCTGGTACGGAAACTGCCATGCTGCTCGACAAGATCGAACAGTATGGAGACAAAGCACAAGCTGCTCAGTTGGCGGCAAAACTGCTTGCAACTCAAGTTGGAGAGCAAGGGGTCAAAGCACTTAAGGACTTTGGCGATAGTGCGGTCAAGTTGGGCAATGCACTGGGAGTCATTTTCAGCCAAGTGCTTGCAAACATTGCCAAGGTTGCCGGTCCGCTACTTAAAAAGCTGGCAGATTTTGCAGGCAGAGAGGCTGCAATTGGAGCGTTTAAGGCAGGAGAGGGTGGTACTGCGAAGGAGGTTTTAGCGCGAGACATTCTCCAGTCACGCAACTTGTTTAGCGGAGCTTCTCCATCAGCCACTCCTGCGGCGCGTGCTGAGCTTTCAGGTTTTGAACAAAGAGCAAGGAAGCTAGGTGTAGATGCCATTGGTCCACAAGAGCTGTCGAACTTTGCTCGTCAAACAGCTCTTGCAAAGCAAAGTGAACTTACGTTGCCAGTTATCGAGGAAATCAAGCTTGCTGCTGGAAACGTTGAAGATCCAAAAGGGAAAAGTGCTCGTCGTCGTTTGCAAGCAAGTGAGCGGCGCATTGCGCTTTTAGGCGTTGAAACTGAAAAGCAAAAGCAGATCACTGGCTTTAAAGATCGAATTGCTCAGCTTGAGCTTGATGGCGACAAGATGAGCATTGCCAGGCTGCAAGGAGAGCAGCGACTGCTTGATATTGCTGCTCAAAAGGAACGTGCGATCCTTCGTGTTTCACAAGAGTTGCCGCTCCAGCAACAGCTAGCTGAGCGGGCTGCGATTAACGAGAAGTTTGCTGCGCAGGAAGCTGAAGCACGTGCTCAAACGGAGCGTGAGCTGAACGTTTTACAACGTGAGCGCGATCAAGAGCACATGAATGCGTTGAAGCAGCACATTGAAATGCAGTATCAGCTGAATACTGCGATTCAACAGCAGCTTCAGCTGGCGGATTCGATTTCACAGGTCATGGGTCAGGGCATGACCCAAGCGTTTGACCTGTTGATTGTTGGAGCGGAAAACTGGAGTATGGCGCTTCGTGATATTGCGGCAAACGTGCTTCGTGATATTGCTCGCCAGCTGATCCAGATCTACGTGATCGAACAAGCGATTGGCTTCATGAAGGCACTCATGCAGCCGTTTGTATATGGGGAAACGCCATTAGGGGCCGGTGGAGGCAAGGTTGGCGGCAAAGGAACCTTTGGTCCTAACTATGGATTCCCAAGACGAGCGAATGGCGGTCCAGTTTCTTCTGGGATGCCCTACCTCGTTGGCGAACGTGGTCCTGAGCTGTTTATCCCTGGAGCGCAGGGCAATGTTGTTCCTAACAACGCAATGAGCGGTGCCAACATCGTCGTCAACGTTGACGCCAAAGGAACTCAAGCTCAAGGCAACCAACCAAACTCTGCTGCACTGGGACGTGCCATTGGCGCTGCGGTGCAGGCAGAATTGATTAAGCAGAAGCGTCCGGGAGGCTTACTTGCCTAATGGCTACCTTTCCGTCAATCACGCCAACCTACGGCGCACAAAAAAGCAGTCAGCCCACCATCCGCGCCACGCAGTTCGGTGATGGCTATCAGCAACGTGTCACTTTCGGACTTAATCAAAACCCGAAGCAGTGGTCACTGACCTGGAACGTATCCGAGACTGACGCGGACACGATCGAAGCGTTCCTTGACGCACGAGCTGCGGACGCTGCCAGCTTTGACTGGATCCCCATTGACGAAGACAACACCTACAAGTGGATTTGCCTGGAATGGAGCAAAACAATCCCGTATGTGAACCGCGCCACGATTACAGCCACTTTCCAGCAGGTCTTTGAGCCCTAAACTGCTGTCATAGGAGACTGTCCATGAGCACCATCGTCACCCGAGCTGGGAAAGGCACACCGCTCACGCACACGGAGCTGGACGCCAATTTCACCAACCTGAACTCGGACAAAGCTGGCTACATCACTGGCGAAGGTGGTGCCGTCACTCAAGCCACTAGCAAGAGCACGGGCGTCACGCTTAACACCAAATGCGGCCAAGTCACGATGAACGCTGCGGCACTCGCAGCTGACACCACCGTTAGTTTCACGCTGACCAACAGCACAATCGCTGCAACCGACGTGCTGGTGCTGAACCACGTCAGCGGTGGCACGGCTGGCTCCTATCTGCTCAACGCTCAAGCTGCTGCAGGTTCTGCGAGCATCAGCGTCCGCAACGTCACTGGTGGTTCTTTGTCCGAGGCAATCGTCATCGGTTTTGCCGTTATCAAAGCAGTGATTGCTTAACGCATGGCTTACGTCGTAACTGGCTATTGGGACGCTGGTTACACGATCAGCGATAGCGAGGCGGACCTTACATCCCACCTACAGGAGATTGCCCCCGGTGCGATTGTTGAGCTGTTCCAGCTGGAGCTAAACGCTGCCCAGCACGGCGTCGAT